GGCGTGGAAGCCCAGCGGCAAGTTTGTCTACGCGCCGGGCGTCGGTTCGAAGAGGCTAGCGGAAGCGATGACGGAGCACGAGTGGGAGAACATGGCGAACCTGGACTTCGACGGGTACGACTCGAGCCAGGGCGTGCAAATCGCCGACATGGAAATCGCCATTTGCAAGCGGTACCATGCGCCCCGAGCCATGATAAAGCTCATGGAGGGGAACAAGGACACGCACGGCTCGAGTCGAGAAGGCGTCAAGTTTCGCACGCCTTACGTCCGCAATTCGGGCGACCCGTGGACCACGCTCTTCAACACCGTCCTCAACGGGTGTCTCCTTAGCTACGTCTACTGCATGGACCACGGGTGTGACGTGCGCGACATGCGAGCGAAGTTCTTCGCTGGTGGGGACGACGGAGCCATCTTCTACGACGGACCGCGCGTCGACTTCGCCTCAGGACTAGCGAAGCTGGGCCTCCCAGCCAGCGTCAAGCACGTCGCGAACCTCCACGAGATCGAGTTCCTCAGTTGCCGCTTAACCCACTCCCAAACCGGGTGGAACTTTGTCCCGATGGTCGGGAAAACCATCGCGAAGCTCGCGTATAGCGTCCGCGCAACCACCCCGCACAAGGCCAAGCAGATCGCGCGAGGAGCAGCCCAGTCCATGTACGCGTCGAGCCATGCGTGCCCGCCACTGCGCGCGTACTTGGACGCCATCCTGCGAGTCACCGCCGACGTTAAGGGCCAGGCGCCACGAGATGAGCCCTGGAAGATGACGGCGCAGGACACGGGTGCGCCCAACGAGGAAACGTGGATGCACCTCGGAGACATTTATGGTTGGTCCCCAGCGTTGCAAGAGGCCATGGAAGCCAAGCTCGCGACCATCACCGAGGCTGGCGTCATCATCAACTCGCCAGCGATCGAGGTGTTGCTTGACCGCGACACTGGGAAATCAGACTACCTCTTCGCCAGGCTCGCGGAGGTCGACCCCAAGGAAGAGACAGAGGAAGATTGGGCCATTAGCAACGAAGAGCGCAACCGCCTGCAGCACGCTCTCGAGGGCAACGGCAAGTACGCGGCGCCCATTCGGAGACCACAAACGCCCTCTCTCCCAAACCCCGCGCCGCGCGAACGCTCGAGTACGACGCCGGAGCGCGTTGAGAC